CGAAGCGGCGTCCGTCGCGGCAGCCGGCTCGGCTTCCGATACCGCCGCTCTGGCCCTGATCGAGACATCCCGCTTGACCATCATGCTCCATAGCAGTGACGTGCTCGTCCTTGGGCTCGGCGAAAGCTCGGTGCTCGACACGGGCGCCCCCGAGCCGCCGGCGGCTGGGGTGAGCGGCGGCGTGTTCGGGAAGTTGCGCCTTGACCTGGGGTTGCAATGACAAGGGAAGGAGCAGCCGTTAATTCAGGTCGGGTGGATGGAATTAGCGGCTGCTGGAACGAAGGGGAAACGCGATGCCGTTGAAGCGTGGCGGAGGCCGGGCGACGATCTCTGCCAACATCGCCGAGATGATCCGCGCCGGGCACCCGCAGAAGCAGGCCGTCGCCGCGGCCTACGACAAGGCGCGCGAGAGCGGGGCACGGCTGCCGCGCAAGAAGCGGCTTAGGCCGGTGGGGCTCGGCGGCACGGCCAGGCGCGACGGGGGCTGATCCTGGTGGGCGACCTCGGCGGCATCCTCTCCGGCATGCGCGACATCGATCACGCCGCGATGGCACGGCTGCCGGTCAAGGAGCTGCTCGACCTCTACACGCTGGCGATGGCTGCCGACCAGCACGAAGGGCAACGGCTCCATGCCCACCTGTTCCCCGAGAAGGACACGCCGTGGGCCGGGCCGCCCGTCGTCGGCGGGCTGATCCAGCGGGGCCAGATGCTCTACGCGCGGCACAAGTACCCGAAGCACATGGAGTTCTTCGCAAAGGGCGCACAGTTCAGAGAGAGAGTATTCCTAGCGGCCAACCGGGTTGGGAAAACTCTCTCCGGTGGCGGCTACGAGCTGGCCTGCCACCTGACCGGGCAGTACCCGCCATGGTGGAAAGGCCGCCGGTTCGACGGCCCGATCTCGGCATGGGTCGCCGGCGACACCTACAAGACGACCCGCGACGTGCTCCAGATCACGCTGTTCGGCCGAACCACCGGCACGGGGATGGCCAAGCGCTTCGACGGGCACGGTGTCATTCCGGGCTGGGCGGTCGGCAAGCCGACGTGGCAATCCGGTGTCTCGGAGGTGGCGGATACGGTCATCGTCCGGCACGTCTCGGGCGGCAAGTCGCAGGTCGGGATGATGAGCTACGACCAGGGGCGCACGGCCTTCCAAGGCACCGGCCGCCACGTAATCTGGCTCGACGAAGAACCGCCGGCCCTGATATATGACGAGTGCCTGATGCGCACGGCGACGACGAACGGGATCGTCATGCTCACCTTCACGCCGCTGCGGGGCTACTCCGACGTGGTAATGGGCTTTATGCCCTCCGACCGGCAAATCCTGCCGGCGGTGCCGATGGATGTGACGGAGTGGGCCGCCTAGATGCCCGAGATCACCGAGTCCCGTTACCTGGTCGAGGCCGGCTGGCGTCACGTTCCACATCTCACCGAGCAGGCGAAGGCGGACATGCTGCGCTCGACGCTGCCGCACCTGCGGCAGGCGCGCAGCGAGGGGATACCCGCTCTCGGGGCCGGCGCGATCTTCCCGTGGCCGCTCGAGGACTTGCTGATCCCGCCCGCGCGCATCCCGAAGCACTGGCCGCGGGCCTACGCGCTCGATGTCGGCTGGCGGCGGACGGCGGCGGTGTGGGGGGCGTGGAATCTGGAGAACGACTGCCTCGTCCTCTACGCCGAGCACTACATGGGCCAGGCGCCGCCGGTCATCCACGCCGCCGCGATCCGGGCGCGCGGCGAGTGGATCAACGGGCTGATCGACCCTGCCGCACGCGGGCGCGCGCAGGACGACGGCATGCAGATGATGGCGCAGTACGTCGAGCACGGCCTGAAGCTGACGCCTGCCGACAACGCGGTCGAGGCCGGGCTGGAGGCGATGTGGGACCGGATCACCACCGGGCGGCTCAAGGTGGTCTCGTCGCTGTTGCACTGGCAGGCTGAATATCGCTTGTACCGACGCGACGAGAAGGGCAGGATCGTCAAGGAGAATGACCATTTACTAGACGGGACTAGGTATTTGGTCCTCGCAGGCCGCGCGATAGCGCAGATGGAGGGTCAGGACCGCGGGATGCACACGAGCGCCGGGATCGTCGCCGACCAGGTGGCGGGGTACTGATGGCCGAGCTTGCCGCCCTCGTCGTCGTCGAGCCGGACCCGCAGGAGATGGCGGCCGAGCAGGCGCGGCTCGCGGTCTCGTTGGCGAGCGTGGTCAACGCGCTCGAGCGCGAGGCCGAGCGGCGCGTCGGGCAACGGCGGCTCACCGAGGACCGCTGGCTCGCCGACTACGAGCAGTACCACGGCAAATACACGCCGGAGGTCGAGCGGCGGCTGACCGAGGCGGGGTCGAGCAGGCTTTTCATCAACTCGACACGACCAAAAACCAATGCGTTCATCAACCGACTCTACGACATGCTGTTCCCGACCGACGAGCGGAATTGGGCGGTCGGGCCTACTCCGGTGCCGGAGTTGGCGCAACGGGCGAAGGAGGCGACCGGGCGGCGCGACAAGGCGCAGCGGGCGGCGGCACAGGCCGGCGAGGGCACGCCGCAACAGCAGATGATGCTGGCCGAGATGACGGCGGCCGAGGAAGGTGCCGCGCAGTTCCGCGCCGTCCTGGAGGAAGCGGCAACCCGGGCCGAGGCGATGGAGGACCAGATCGCCGATCAGCTCGAGGAAAGCAGCTACGCCTCGATCTGCCGCGAGGTGATCCGCGATGCGTGCCTGTACGGGACGGGCGTGATGAAAGGGCCGACGACGGGCGAGGCGTCGTCACGCTGGTACAAGCAGCAGCCCGAAGGCGGGAATGTCCTGCCGCTCGGCGGCGCGGGCGGGGGCCATGCGCTGGAGTCGCGAGGCCCGTCGCGCCCTGGCTTCGTCCGCGTCGACCCGTGGGGTTTCTTTCCCGACCCGGACGCCCGGTGCATCGAGGAGAGCGAAGGCGTCTACGAGCGGCACCTGATGAACAGGAAGCAGGTGCGGAAGCTGGCCAGCCGGCCCGGCTTCGACCCGGAGGCGGTGCGGCGGCTGTTGCAGGAGCCGCCGAAGTGGTCGACGCCGACCTACCTGACGGACCTACGCTCGGCGGTCGGGACGCATGTCGACCCCTCGGTGCAGCGCTATCACGTCTGGGAGTATCACGGGCCGATCGACCAGGCCCAATGCCGGGACATGGCCAGCCTCTACGGGATGGGCGAGGCGTTCGGCGACCTGTCGGACCCGCTCGTCGACCCCTACGTCACGATCTGGTTCGCGCAGGGCGAGCTGCTCTACTTCGGCGCCTACCCGATGGACCGGGCCGACCCGATCCACTCGGTCTACACGTTCGAGAAGGACGATGCCTCGATCTGGGGCTTCGGCGTGCCGCACTGGATGCGCGACACCCAGAAGGCGATGAACGCCGCGTGGCGCATGATGATGGACAACGGCCGGCTCGGCACCGGGCCGCAGGTGGTGATCGACACGGTTGCGGTCGAGCCCGTCGATGGCGACTACGACCTGAAGCCGCACAAGGTCTGGCGGCGCAAGACGGGCTCGAGCCCGAACCAGCGGCCGTTCGAGATCTTCAACATCGACATGCACCAGGCCGAGCTTGCGAACATCATCGAGATGTGCCGGCGGATCATCGACGAGGAGACCATGCTCCCGATGATCGCGCAGGGCGAGCAGGGCGCCAGGGTGGCCCAGACCGCGACCTTCGGCGGCATGAGCTTGTTGATGAACTCCGCGAACGTGATGTTCCGCGGCGGGGTCAAGAATTGGGACGATCAGGTTGCTGTCCCGAGTATCCGCCGCATCTACGACTGGAACATGCAGTTCAGCGACCGCGAGGACATCAAGGGCGATTTCGAGGTCAAGGCGCGGGGCTCGTCGGTGCTGCTGCTGCGCGAGCTGCAATCGGCGAGCTTGATGTCCATGGCGATGAACTTCACCGCCCATCCGGTGCTCGGGCCGTTGACCAAGGCGCCACCGCTCTATCGGCGGCTCGTGCAGACGCACATGATCGACCCGGACGAGATCGTGAAGACGGACGACGAGATCGAGCAGGACAAGGCGCAGGCGGCCGGCCAGCCGCAACAGCCCGATCCCGACGTGCTCAAGGCCGAGACCGCCCTCAACATCGCCCAGCTCGAGTCGCAGACGCGCATTCAGGTCGCGGAGATGGAGCGTGAGACGCAACTGATGAAGCTTGCGGAGCAGCGCAACATAGATGTAGAGAAGCTGCGCGCACAACTGGCGGACAGCGATGCGGACAGGCAGAGTGCCGAGCGCAGGCTGGCCGTGGAGACCGCAGTGACCGGGCGGATCGGGCCAACAGGCGGGGGAACCTTCTGAATGGCGACATGGCGGCTCGTCTTCTACGCTGGGCTCGGCCAGACGGCGACGGAGCAGGCCGGGCGGAGCGGCCTGGCGCAGATCCCTGGCCGGCCGATCAGCTCGCAGCTCATTACCGTGGGGACGACGCCCGTCGTGGTGCCTGCGGGAACGCAGCTCATCCAGGTGGTCCCGGACGCCCTCGACGGCGACGGCTTCTACTGGTTCGGCGAGGGGGCGGTCACGGTGACGGCGGGGACCGCAATCCCGGTCTACGATGCGCACCCGCCGCAGTTCCTGGAGTGGCGGAACAACTGGAGCTTCGTCCACTCGGTGACCGCCGCATGAGCCAAGAGCCGCGTTATTCCCAGGACATCGACACGGCCTCGCCGACGTGGGTCGCGATCGACCACTGGCTGAAGGCGCAGATCGAGAGCGGGCGCAACTCGCTCGAGGAGCAGGGGATCGGCGAGGCGGTGGCGGAATGGTGGCGCGGCCACCTTTCGGCGCTGCGGCGGATGCGGGATCTGCCGAAGTCCGACGTGGCGATCAAGATGACGGGTAACGTGGATGGCTGAGCCGCCCGTCGCACCCGCTGCCGTGACGGCAGAGCCGGAGCCCGAGGACGACGGGCAGGCGCTGTGGGACGAGCTGGAGGGCGCGGAAGCGCACGAGGCGCAGCCTGCCACAGAGCCCGCACCGGCACCCGCGCCAGCCGAGGTTTCTTCCGAACCGCCGGCCGCAGGCATCTGGTCCGGCGCCAGCGAGGCGCAGCTCGCGGCCTATCGGTCGCTGGAGCACGGCGCGCGCTCCAACGCCGGCCGGATCAGCGCGCTCAACCGCCGGATCGCCGAGCTTCAGGCGCAGCAGCCGGAACCGCCGGCCGCTGGCACGGGAAACGGCGCGGACCCGGGGCCGGCCAAGCCGCTGCCGACCGGCAAGGCGTGGGAAACGCTGGCCGCCGACTATCCCGAGATCGCCGAGGCGATGCAGGCCGCCCTCGGCGAGAGCTATGCGCAGATCGAGGCCCGGAACGCGCGGGTCGAGCGCGTGTTGGCGAGCCTGGAGGAGCACCGTGCCACCAGCGAGGCTTACGAGAGCGAGGACGCGCTCGAAGCCCTGTCGCCTGGCTGGCGAGAGTTTCTCGACGAGCATCGCGCGAGCCTGACCCCGTGGATACAGGCTCAACCCCGTCACATGCAGGAGGCTTTCCAGCGCAATGTCGCGCAGATCGTGGACCCCGCCGAGGCCGCCGACGTGATCGGCCGCTTCCGCCAAGCGGTCCATGCTGCCCAGACAGGCGCCGGAGCCTCGCACCCGCCGGCCGTTTCGACGGCCACCCCGCAATCAAGTGCCCCTCTGTCGGCTCGCCGGCAGAGCCAGCGCCTGAGTGCCCAACCGATTCGCAGCGCCACGCCGGCAGCCGCCGTCAACGGCATCCCGGACGACGAGAAAGCAGCTTGGGCCTATTACGAGCGCGTGGGCATGTAGCTACAAGGGCCTGACCCATGGCCATGACCCGCTATGGAGACCCTGGGGTCTCCCCGCGCACCAATGTCTACGCCGAACGCAAGATGCTCATGCACGCCGGGCCTGTCATGGTCCTGGAGAAGACCGGGCCGCTGATCCGGCCGATGCCGAGCAACAAGACGCAGACGATCCGGTTCCGCCGGCCGCGCGTGTTCACCGCCGCGACCACGCCGCTGACCGAGGGTGTCACCCCGACCGCGACGCAGTTCTCCTACGAGGATGTGGGCGGGACGCTCCAGCAGTACG